TTTCATTAGTGATTATGCCATTCATGCCCATGTCCAAAACGTTAGACAAGGACTGGAAAGAGGAGGACAAATTAGGGTTGGAGATACATGGTGGAATGGTGGAGGTTGGAGATTGATGAAATACCTCAAAGCTGATCCCGAGACGGTAGCCAAGATAATAGCAAAATATGGTCCTGATTACGCTCCAGTTTTTGGAGATGGTGACGTCAAGGGGTTGGATTTGGGAATAAAACGATTTTTTTTGGAGCTCTATGTCATAACAGGAGGGAGATATTACAAATTTGGGGATGATTTGGATGAACGAACATACAAAATAATTGTCCGACATTGTCTCGAGGCCATCTCTGCACGTGCAACACATCTTTTCGGAGACGAGTGGAGAATAATCAAAGGTGCAATGCCGTCTGGGTCTTACATAACTAGTCATGGTGACTCATGGATAATGATGGTGATGTTTTCCCTCTTTATACAATCTGTTTGGGAAAAGAATCCGTCTCATAGACGTGAAATAGATCGTTGTTGTAGAAAGCTTTGGATTAACATTGTAATTTATGGTGATGACCATATTCTACGAACGATAAAGAAATTGGCACATATAATTAGTGAAGATCATTTCGTTAATTTTTTGTACAATTTTTTTGACCTCAAGTCGAGAGACGTTAGACCCAATTGTGACTACTTGTCTGAGCCGGACTTGTTTGGTGGATTGAAGAGTAAGGGACTTATTTTTTTGAAGAAATATTTTATAAATCTACCTCCCCACATGATTAGGGTTAATTTGGACATGCCTCCTGTTGTTCCATATCGAACCGTTGATTCTTACTACCATAGAATCGCTTTTGGCAGTAATCCCGACCGGGATATTTTGGATCAAATTCTTTCGTGCATAGGCAACGCTTATGATTCTATGGGTTCAAATGTTACAGCTTACAACTTTTTGCGATTCATGCATTTGTATTTGGTTTCTAAGGTGGATGTTTCAAAAAAATCTCTCAGGTCCCAGTTGTACACTAGGGTAATGTCTTCTGAGTCCAAGGACATAACCAAACTGATGAGAAAGAGTAACCTTACGATCTCAGAACTAGTTGATGATTTTCCTGAATTAAATACCTTGGTTGTCAAAAACGCAATTTCTTCCTCAGGATCTTTTGTTAAGCATCCTAAGTACACCG